TACGACGTTTACGTCGACCGTTCCACCCGCATCCTTTACAAGCGCAACAGCCGCCGACGCAAGACCGAGATCCAGGAAGAAGAGCTGGTCCCGGTAAAGCTTACCTACACATACGACAGATACATTAAATGCGATGTCATAAACAAAAAGCGGATAGGGGTCTATCACATCTTTGCCGACTGCTTCCCCCATCTTGTTAAGGCTGCCGACTTGCACGAACTCGACCCGGATACTTACTGCGAGCTTGACCACATCAACCATATCCACGATACCTACGAGTCCAACTTTCCGGAGAACTTACGATGGACCTCGTCAAGGGTTAACCGTGCTCTCACCAGTCGCACCAAGTCACTATCCGAAATGGACGACAAAGAGCGTGAGCGTACAATTAAACAGCGCGAAGCATCTTACAATCGTTGGTTTGACCCTGACAAAATCGAGCGCAACCGTAAGCTGGACCGTGAACGCAAGCGTCGATATAGGGAATCCACAAAGTCACTACGAAAGCAAGAGAGTGCCGAGTTGAACGAGTGGGTCGCCAAGATGGACAAGCCGCGTGTTCTCGCGCTCGAAGTCGCAAAACTTGCACAAGAAGTTAAAAAGAACTAATTTATAAACCAGAGGCGAGTGGGGAATATCCCCTTATGTTTTGTTCCATTTCACCCCATTCGCCTCTTTTTTCAAAAAGGATTAACTATGTCAGAATTTAATGCAGATGAATTTAAGCGGCGTGTGGCTATCGAAATGGGCTTAGATCTTAGTAAGCACCCTAACGCAATTACTTGGAGTAAGTTGCTACTACCGTGCGACGAAAACAAACACCCACAGGTCGCATATCGCTTCGATCTAAGTATAGGTAAGAACCACGCTATCGCCGTGCCTCCATTCTTTAGTATGGACTATACTCGATATGTTTCCGGCTTTTTCAAATACCAAATCAAGAAATGGGAAGCCGAATCCAAGGAACAATTGCGACCCATAACCCTTATCGAATCAATGCCCGGCCACCTGTCAGTAGCTAACCGCAAACTGGACACCAGCAACCCTTTGGATGCCGCTATCCTTGAGTTCGTTTTCAGGTTCAATATGAAGGCGGACGGTCTCTCCGCTGATGAAATTGAGGCTTTGTGGAGGCAGTCGCCGTGGAGCAAGGGGGACTAGGTATGTCACTGTGTTTGGCCAAGTCTAAACCGTTCCTACTGATAAACGCGCAGTCACTCGCTGCGGAAATCCGCAAGTGTCCCGTCAATCCGTGCAAGTCAGTGACTATGGACCGGCCGCTTATCGAGATCGAAGACGAGCTGGACGAGCTTGAACGAGCAGCCCAGCTATCCATCAAAGCCATAACCGCTCTCAGAATGATGGCGCAAGCCCGACGACTTGACCTTGCTATGTGCAAAGACAACGGTCAGATAGCGGAAGAACTCGCCAATATGACCACCAAAAGTGACTAGTCTACTTATTGCAATAGAGGATTAACCATATGCCAAAGAAGAAACAGACAAAACCCACGGAACAGCCGGTTACCGATGTCCAGCCAAAACCACCGGTTATCACTATCCAGTCGATTACCAATACCCAAGATACCGAAGATTCACTGTTCTACTATATGAAGCACCGCCGCGAGAAAGAACGCTGATTTTCTCTGTCATAGGTAACCTCGCCCCTACTACATATTGTGGTAGGGGTTTCCTATATCCACAATATATCAACTATCCATCTACTTATTAGGGTATAGCGTGAACGCTGCACGATAATTAGCGTTTGGAGGATTTATGACCAAGAAGACGAAAACTAGCGTGGCTAATGGCGGCCAGAAGAGGCTTCCACCGACAAGTGGACAGTTCACCCCTATGACCGCGAAACAAGCTCAAGAAGCGTCCGTACGGGCGAGAAATCTGCGTAAGCAAGTACGTGCGCAGATGCTGGAAAAGCTTGTTAACAACCTTGACTTTGCCGACGAACTCGAAAAGGCCATCAAGAGCGGCGACCTAGACCGGATGAACTTGCTCCAAACTGCCCTAAAAATCATCGGATTGCACCACGACCAGTCGGAAGAAGGTAAGGCAAAACCAACAATAAGCGCAACTGCCGAAACCAAGACTTCTAACGATGGACAGCCCAATGACAATGCAGCTAACCAAACCCTCAAGCTCCAGTTCGAAATCGTTGACCCTGAACCAGATGAAGACGAAGACGAAGAAGCGTAAGCCGTATAGGCTGTCCAGATGGCAGCAACACTTCGTTCTTGACGGTTACAACGACGAACTGAGAATCGCCTGTACAGGCATTTCAGCCGGAAAGTCACGCGCTCTTGCGTGGTGGCTTGTTATGCAGCTTATGGAGAAGCCGTATGCTAGAGCCATTGCCATTGCACAAACACACAAGGCTCTCAAACGTGTGCTTATCAGGGAAATCCAGCTGGTTTGCACTATCCTAAAGGTTCCGTACGAATACAACAAGACCGAACAGGAACTGACGTTTAGCAACGGCTCCGTAATATTCGGCTATTCAGCCGAAAACCCGGAAGCTATGCTTGGCCTTTCCGAGATAGATTTCCTTGTGGTCGACGAAGCAGCTTACACGCCACGCGAGTGCTTTGACTATGCTGCCGACCGTATGCGTGGTGGCCGATATGAACCGATGATTCGACTTATCAGCTCTCCACAGTCTATGGCGGCTGAAAACTGGTTCTCAGAAATCTGCAAGACCCACCCGAACGCGGTAATTCGTGCATCCGCTCTGGACAACCCCTTCACGTCCAAGAAGTTCAAGAAGAACCTCAAGGAACGTTATGTGGTCGGTTCGAACATCTACCGACAGCAAGTTCTTGGGGAAATATTCGACTTCGACATAGCATCACAGATAGTTATGAGAGCCGACTTCATTGTCCAGAAGCTTCCACCTACCAAGAAAGGCTATTGGCTAGGTGCTGACTTCGCTGGCCTAGGTGCCGACAGTAACGCTGTGGTTATTATTGACCAAACCGGTATGGTAGACTGGCGCGAAGCTTCTGACTTGAACACCAACCAGAAGGCTGACCAAATATTCACCGCCTACCAAGACTTCCAACCGATTGCTTGCTGCGGTGACTCCACTGGCGGATATGGCCAAGGAGCCATCGATTTGCTGGCCAATAAGAACATCCTGGTAGAAGGTGTCAACTTTGCCCAGAAGGCAACCGATGACAATATTTACCCGAATGTGAGGACACAGATGTATCTTGAGCTGGCAAAGGCCATCAGGAATGGATTCTGGGTAACCGATGAAGTGAAGCAGCAGCTTCTAGCACATCAGGTCACCATTGACAACCGTGGCCGACAGTCGCTACTCCCCAAAGACCTTGTAAAGAAGCAACTGGGTGGAAAATCGCCGGATATGGCCGATGCTGTCGCACTAGCTGTCTATGCTATGAACCACGGCGGATCTGCCAGCGGCTCATACACGGCTGACAAGGCTCGCTCGGTCGGTGACCGGTATCTGCAGCTGTTCTCGGCAACCAACTATTGAGGTGTAAGTGGCCTTAAAATTAAAGCCACTTACACCCAGCCAAACCATTCAAAGAAGACCTATATCGGTGTAAGTGGACTTCAAATTAAATCCAAAAACACCATTATGGCCGTTCCTACTTATTATGGTAGAAATTAGGCCGTTTTGAAATATAAAACATTTCCGACGGGTTGTCAAGGGTAAAAATGGAAATAAGAACCATCATTACAGAAGCTCTGAGCCGTGCAAACATTGTCCCACGTCGGCAACCCGCGCCGGGCGACTTGGTGCAATCTGCTTATAACCTCCTACAAGGTGCTATCAATCAGTATAATAACGACAATTATCTGGCATTTACGCAGCGTCAGATCTCTCTCCCGTGCAAGAAGCTCATCCATATCTATGACGAAGATGATACCCTTGCTGGCGAAAATAACCTGTATTTTGCCACTCCGGAAGACCTTTCTGGGTATACGGTAACCGAAGAAGACTATCACAATAATGTTTGGGCGATGATCAATGATGGAGAACACGACAACGTGCTCTACACCATCATCAGCGTGTCCACTCCGGGCGGCGTCCAGTACCAGTGGGTTGGTCATCCCAATCCTGACGAGTTCAATACCCGTTATCAGGGTATGAAACGCTACATCGAGTCTTACCATATCCACGTAAAGGGTGTGGCCAAGCTCAATACCCTGATGATTGCCATCCCTACAGCCGGTGCAGAAGCTGTCAAGCTGGCCTTCGTGCCAAGATCTGACTTTGACCGCTACTACCGTAACGAGCTGGCTTGGACTTTCACCCAGTTTGCAGAAGGTGAATGGTTAATCGAAACCAAGTCTTACGCTCTAGCCGGTGCCAACAAGCTCAGATTGGACTACAACGAGGCGGTTAGGTTTAACCTAGATACCGACCTTCGGGTTCCTGATTCCTATTTGGAACTGCTGACGGTGACGTTGACCTACAAGCTGGCTATCAAGTATCCGCGTATGGACGATTCCAAGGTCACCCAGCTCGCTGCCGAAATGCAGACGATGATTGACAATGTTTCGGCTCCGAAAGCCGATGTCAAGCTTGTCAAGCGCGATTCGTACGACGTGAACGACTATACCTACTGGGGTGTCGTATCTGGTCGTTTCCTCTACTAAGGGAGGCTGCCAATGGCTAATCGTGTTGTACTGCAACAGACCATCGCTGGCGGTATGAGCCGTTCCAACATCGTCAAGGTCGGCCTCGGCGATGCTCTGAATATGTATGCGGAGACGCAGAACGCCTCAGAGCACTCTTGCCAGCTGCTTATGCGTTCAGCCGACGGTGAGGAACTGTTCGTAGACGACCTAGACGGTCGTTGCCGTGGTCTCTACCGTGTCAGCCGTGGAAGAGCCGAGACAGGTTCCAACCCTGCCCTGTATGGCGTATTCGGAAACTATCTCTACCTGTTCGACCAAGACGGAACCCATTACAAGATTGCCCGACTTGAGAGCAACAACACCGAAGTGCGTATGGTCGAGACCGGCGGTTACGGTGATGCGCATCCGCACCTCTGCCTAGTAGACGGTTTCGCTATGTACGCGGTAGACGTGACTGCGCCGGTTGCTACCCAGAAGACCGACTTCCGTACCATCGAACTCCCGGTCAAGCCTACCGACGAGTCGCAGCACATCAAGCCGACCCACATCGGCTACCTGTTCGGCTATCTGGTTATAAATGACAGCGATTCTGACGCATTCTACACGTCGTATCAATATCCGTTCGAAGTGACTAACGAGTACGACGAAATCGATTACGACATATGGAGGTTATCTACAACCAATAGCATCGGTTTTATCACGTACAGCGAATGGTGTACCGATAACACGACTGCTATGGCCTGTAACGGCTCCAAGCTGTACACTTTCGGTCCGCGTTCTTGGCAAGCATTCTCCTACAATGACGACAAGAATAACCCGTTCAGTTCTCCGGACAACGCTGCCGGTATGATTGGTATCAAGGCTGTCAACAGTCTTGCCATCCTCGGTACTACGACCATCTGGCTGGGCAGCTCCGACATCGGCGAGAATGCCGTGTTTATGATAACCGACACCAAGCTGCAGCGTATCTCGACCGGTGACCTCGAACGTGAACTCACGCAAGTCGTCAACCCTGAGAACGCCTATGCATCCATCTGGCAAGAACATAGGCACGTATTCTACTCGTTGACCTTCGAAGACAGCAAGTTGACCTACGTGTACGACGTTACGGAGGGTTTGTGGCACCGCAGGGCATCCTACGACGTGACCAACAACCTGACATTCTGGCGTTATAGCCACGCCGTCCACGCCTACAACAAGACGATGCTTGCTGCCGACAACTGCCTCTGCTATATGGACGAGAACAAGTACGACGAGCACGACGGTCGAAAGATCTTGAAGATGCGTCGCGGCGGCGTTATGACTTCAAACGACTGCCCGTTCTTCGTGGATAGCATTGAGCTGATCTGTAACCAGGGACAGCAGTCGACGAAGTTCGCGAACCTTGTCACGGGTACACTCGACCAGCCGCCTACCGACATCAACCCAAGAATCGCCGTTCGCTACTCTTGGGACGGTGCCACGTTCTCCGACTACGAAGACTACTATCTGGGCAATGTCGGCCAGTACGAGTGGTCCACGGTTATGTGGCACCTAGGCTTCGGCAAGTACCTGACGCTTGAGATTTCGACCACCGAGAAGATTCCGTTCTCTATCCAGAACCTTAAAGTAGCTTGGAACCCAAGCGGGATGTTTGCATAATGGCACAGCAGTCGCAAGTACAGATTGTCCGCTTTTCCAAGGAAAATCCCAACTGGGAAAAGGGTTTGGAAGGCAAGTACGGCTCGCTCGGAGAAGAGTGGGGCAAGGTCACGATTGTCAAGAATGTCGTGATGGTTATAGCCTACAAGGGAGCCAAGGTGCAGAACTACAAGCTCCCGGAAGTTTACGACGGTTTCCTCATCTGTTCCAACGGGTCTCGGATAGCCGTAACCAACAGCACTTTTACACTAGACCTTGGCGACAATGTGTCGGCACAAGGCATTTTACAGTTAACCAAGGATAACTAGGGAGAAGAAATATGATTCCAGCAATTGTGGCCGGGGTAGCCGCTTTGGGAACTGCAGCGGGAACCTATTACGGAAACAAGTACGCAGCCGACAAGGCCGCTGACAGCCGTGCAGCCGCTGCCAAAGAAATCAAGAAGATGAAAACCGACGCTGGTTCGTACTACGACCAGATGGACCGGGACATCGCAAACTACTATGCGAACCGTGGTGGCCTCGGAACCGCTACCGACGCACGAAACTATCGTGACGCCATCAACGGCTATAACGCGTCCGACTATGTCTACGACATCGACAGCAACTCGTTCAACTACAACAAGACGGCTGACGACTTCGTAAACCCATATATGGACAAGATTATCGGTGACACTGCTGCAACTGTCCAGCACACTGCCGCCGGTGCCGGTCTCGGCAGGGGTTCGGGAGCCGCTACGGCGATTGCAGATGCTGTCGCCAAGAAGAACGAAGAGCTGTACAACGATGCCTACCAGCGTTTTACCGACGACCGTCAGTTCGCCTACAACAAGTACGCTGACTACATCGCGAACAAGCAGAACCAGCTGAACCAGCTCAGGGCCGCTACCGACACGAAGCTGTCTTTGCAGGGCAACCTCGCTCAAGACTACTACAATGTTATGGACGCTGCTCAGGCTGACAAGATTCGCGCAATGCAAGACCGTCAGGGAACGATGTCCACCTATGCTCAGGCAATGATGGGCGTGGCTTAATACTTATTAGTACGTGAGGTTTGAAATGGCCGGAATTTATACTAGAGACAACTTGGCGTCACTCTACGCCAGCAACTTGGAAAAGGCTTTGGCACGTCGCGACGCATATGAAAAAGAGCGTCAAGAACGAGTTAAATCCAATGTCGATGCCATTAACAAGGGTATCGAATCCGTAGGCCGTGCCGTTACCTATGGCACATCTGGCACTGCTGCCGAAAAGCTCGCAGCTCTCCAGAAAGAGTACGAAGAGGCTCTGGCTGAAGAAGCCCGTGTGAAAAACATTACGGATACCTATAACCAGCAAGTGGCACAGCGACAGGCTTTCGACAAGTGGGCTAATGCCAGCCCTGCGCAGCGTCACGGTTGGGGCTATGCTGCAGCAATGGGATCTGTCCCGCCTCCGGGACTTGTTCGCAAAAATTTCGACGGAGTTATCTAATGCGTAGTTCAGCAGAAATCAAGGCAGAAATCGACGCACTGTCGGCACAGATGGCCAACGGAATCCCCTATGAGAACTCGGCGGCTTACAATGTCGGCGTTTATGACCATATCCTCAGCGGCGACCACAGCGGAATCGACGCCTATAACCGCGCCGTTGAACAGGCTGTCCAGAACAAGCTCCAGCGTGAACTGACCGCTTCCGAAAACGAAAAGAACCGTGAAAACGCCTTTAAAATTGCAGAAATGAGCAAGCTTCAAGCTGCTGAAGAACGCCAAGCCAAAGAAAACGAACTCAAGGCTATTAAGGCAGCTCAGGCTCGTTCGGAGTATATGAAGCTCCAGAAGCAGATGCTTGATGCAGTGGATAACGGTAACCTTGAGGAAGCGGAAATCTACAAGGAACAGATGGCTGCTCTTGAGACGACGCACGGTATGGACTTCGGCGACTCTGCCAACAAGCTCATAGCGGCACGTCAGGCTGGCAATGCCACGAAGAAAAAGAAGGATTTCGTTGCACAGGTTCTTGCATCTGATTCGCCTTCCGACGATGATTTGGACGAGGCTATGGAGAATGCCAAGGGTCTTAACGACACTTCCAGCGTGACGAAGCTTACCAACAAGCGCAACGCTCTCGATCTTGGCAAGGCTGATGCCGCTTTGGCGGCAGCTATTGCAGCCGGTGACCCCGATGCAATTGAGGCTGCTGCGGCGGATTACGACAAGCGGAGCGAAATAAAGGGTTACGAAGGCAAGAAGTCCAATGAAGCCCGTAATAAGGCTGCGACTATTCGTAAGAATCGTGTTTGGGTGAAAAACGGCCATAAAACGCTTGACACCGTCACGATTCACGACATTATGGCGGCTGAAGCGTCACAGGAAACCAAGGGAAAAGTGCATAAAGACGGTTACACCTTCGAATACAAGTGGTTACCGGGAAACCAGGCATCCATCACTTGGAAAGGCAAGACTAGAAAATTTGACGCCTTGTAAGGGGTACAAATGGATACTTCGTGGAAAATTGAGACTTACAAGAAGGCAAGGGAGGCCGCTGTCGACGCATACGACAACGTGCTTCCAGCCATCGCCCAAGGCGAATTCCGCAAGCTCCCCCGCAGTCGCGAATTGGCCATAGAACAGCTTACTATGGAGTATCTTCCGGTAGTACGTTCTGAATATCCGGAGGATTCTTGGACGCCAATGATGTCTGCCGAACTGTCGGGTTCCAAGGCGAACGACTGGGTTAAGGTCGCTCGTCTTAACGACCGTTCTTATTCGCCTCGTTACAAGGCTGAAAAGAAGACTTTCGAAGAGTACAAGAACCTTGTGGAAGATGGAAAGTGGCTTTCTATGGGTCACAAAGAGCTTGCCGACAAGATGCACGATCTGGGCTTCGACCCCAACAACAAGGCAAGCGTTAACAGCTTCTTCAAGACGTTGGGGGATTTTGATAACCAGTACAACAAGGCTAAAATCGTTGATGAGTTCAGCCGTACTCCGGCTGGTATCGCTACTGCCACGCTTGCACCTACGGCATACAACGAAGCAGTCAAGCAAGCACTTACCGACAAGCCGATGTCCAAGTCCGATGTATGGAAAGGATACGGCATAGATGCGACCACCGGCGCACTGATGTCAAAGGCTGTACCGATGTCCAACCCGGTAGCGGCTACGCTTGCTACTGGAGGCATTGAGATTGGCCGACAGGTTGCTGCAAACCGCATCCTAGACCACGAAATGCATCCGGAAAACGCAATCGGTGCTATGGGAGCGGCTTTCACTGTTCCGGCTGGTGCGAAGATGCTCGGCGGATTGCTCCGACAGGGTTCGAACGATGTTCGAGGTTTTGGCGGTGCGTATATGCGCGGCGTTCGCGGAATTCCCGACCCGCTGAAACAAGAGGAAAATTCGCTCGTGCAGTTGGCAAAGCAAGTAAGACGCGATGAGCGGTTACTGCAAACCAACGAAAATAACATCCCCTATATCCAGTTGAAGGGTATGGCAAGCCGCAAAGAAGAGCTTACCAACAAGCTCAAGGCTCTTGAGTATACCGACTATACTCCGGGTTCTCTTAGCGGAGAAGTAGTCCAAACTGCTGACGGTTCCGTCGTTCCTTTGGAAAGCTTCTTGGACGAAATCAACTTGAGAACCAACCAGCCGACTGGGCAGAAGTTCTCTATCGGACAGGTGATGGACCCGGCTGTCAAGGAAAAGGATGTTCTCGCAAACTTACGAGAATCTTACAGAAAGTCTCCCGACATCATCAAAGAAGACCTAAAGGCCGAGCTGACAAAGAACTATGCACTCCAGAACGAAGGCATTAACCGCGCACTCGGTGCCGAGACCAAGTCCAACTTGCTCAAGGAGCAGTTCCGCAACAAGTACCTGAAGGAACAGGGCGAACTGCCGAACTACGACCTGATGGATTGGAAGGAAATCAAGACGGTTCCGGCGATGGATGTCGTAGGCTACGCGCTAGGCCGTGCTTCCAGCGGTGTCGGCGGCACTATGGAAGCCTACACGCAGCTGAATCCGTATGCTGTCGTGCGTGACATTGCCGAAGGCAAGAGCAACGCGATGGTCAACGCAAAGACGGAAGACTACAAGAATCAGCAGTGGTTCAAGGATATGATGGAAAATAACCCGGAAATGGCCAAGGCAATTGAAGCCGCATTCAAAAAGGGGAAGAAGTAATGTTCCGTAATTTCGACAACTGGGACGTATACATCGACAACGACCGCAAGATCCTTGCCGGTTGTGTCCAATTTATGCTGAAGGATGGCACGACTTCCGCTAATATCTACGATTCTGACAAGGTGCCTATCGAGAACCCCCAGATTACCGACATCAACGGTAGAACCGAGCAGCAAGTGTTCGTCGACGACGACATTCGCGCCTATTTCTACAAGTATGTCGGCAACGGAAGCATCGCCAACGAACGCCAGAACGGAATCGACACTTCCGACCAGTCCAAGTGGTCTCTACAGTATACCGTGGAGTCGGCTTCGATTGACGAACGCTCTATTGCCGGAACCACGGCAATGGGTGTGAACAGTATCGACGACTTGAGACGCCTAGACCCCGACCAGGTCCCGGAAATCGACGGCGTGAAGGTGGTTACGCTTAACGGTTACTTCGAGGCCGGTGATAAGGAACCGATCAACTACATCTGGGATTCCCAGTCGCTTTTGAACGATGACAACGGCTCCGTCATCCAGTGTGTAGCTCTCACTGGCCGCTGGATA